GCTCAACAAGCCAAAGCTATTATGGAAGCACAATTGCACCAACAAACACTTGCGCAAAACGAGGACGTCCACCGGCAAAATCTCAAGCACCAACGTGCGCAAGCCAAGACACAACTCGAAATTGCAAAAAAACAACCCCAACAGAAAGATAAAGAATGATCCAAGACTTCGCACGCGTATTGCGCGAAAAAATACGCACCGACATGAACAACTACGCCGACGACATGGCGGGTGGTGGGTGTCGCACATTTGACGAATATCAAAAACTCTGTGGTGTTATTTCAGGTCTAGCCATCGCAGAGCGTTATTTACTTGACCTGCAAAAAGAAGTGGAAGAATCAGATGAGTGATTTAATTTTGCCTCCCGGCATTGAGCCGTTGTCTGCACCTGTTGAAGATGCAACACCGGAAGAAAAAGCAACTGTGTTGCCTGATCCAACAGGGTTTCATATCCTATGCGGTGTGCCTGACATCTCTGACAAGATTGATGGTACTGAGCTGGATCTCGTACGCCCCTCCCAATACGCAGCTCAAGAACAACACGCAACCACTGTGCTGTTCGTGCTAAAAGTTGGACCAGAGGCATACGCTGACAAGACCAAGTTCCCTAGCGGCCCTTGGTGCAAACCCGGAGACTTTGTATTGGTACGTACGTATTCTGGTACGCGATTCAAAATCTTTGGCAAAGAGTTCCGTCTTTTGAATGACGATCAAATAGACGCTGTTGTGCAAGACCCTCGTGGGATTACCCGCGCATAAAGGAAAGTTATGAACGATCAATTCAAGTTCCCCGATGAAATAGAACCCAATAACGTAACGATCAAAGACGACGAACCCGAAGTCGAGATTGAAATTATTGATGATACGCCACCACAAGATCGTGGGCGTCAACCACTCAACCGCGAAGTCGAAGACCCAACGGATGAGGAGATTGAGAACTATTCAGAGAACGTTAAAAAACGTATCAAAGAACTCACACACTCAAAACACGATGAGCGTAGGAGAGCAGATGCGATTGCGCGTGAGAAAGAAGAGCTTGAGCGTCTTGCAAAACAATTGATTGAGGAAAACAAAAACCTCAAAAAAAGCGTTAACGTCGGTCAGGAAGCATTCATCCATACCTCTAAAGAAAAAGCAGAGGCGGACCTTGCGATGGCTCGACGTCAGTATAAAGAGGCGCAAGAGGCGTTTGACACAGACGCTATCATCGCTGCGCAAGAAAGACTGACTGAAGCCAAGATGCACTTGGAGAAAGTTAAAAATTATCGCGTTACCCCTTTACAAGAGGAGCGTAATGAGGTACAAATACAACCACGACAAACTCAAACTGTACAACCGGACGAAAAATCCCTGCGCTGGCAGGCAAAAAACCAGTGGTTCGGTTCAGATGGGTTTGAAGAAGTTACCAGCTACGCACTAGGGCTGCATCAAAAACTAGTAACGAGTGGCACTGACCCTCGCTCTGATGAATATTACGAGCAGATTGATGCTCGCGTACGCTCAAAGTTCCCTGAGATATTTGGTGAACCTGAGAAAAAACCTGTTGAAGCCAAGAGGCCCTCCAATGTAGTGGCGCCTGCTTCTCGTTCTACGACAGCAGGAAAAGTCAAACTTACGACGACTCAATTGAATCTGGCTAAGAAATTCGGACTAACCCCACAACAATACGCCGCACAAGTGGCAAAACTGGAGAACTAAAATGGCTGACACAAAAATTAACCGTGACTTAAACACACGCGAAAAATCTGCTCGTACTGTATACAAACCAGCGAGCACTTTGCCTGACCCTACTCCCGAACCCGGCTATGGTTTCCGTTATATCATGACGCACATACTCGGTAAGGCAGATCACACTCGCTTGTCCCGCATGAGACGAGATGGGTGGGAACCGGTCAAGGCGGCTGACCATCCTGAGTTAATGATTGAAGGTAATGCCGAAGGCAACGTTGAAATTCAAGGGTTGATACTTTGTAAAAACTCAATTGAAAACATCCAAGCATATGATGAGTATTACGCAAAACAAGCAGCAAACCAGATGGACTCAGTCGACAACAGTTTCATGAAAGACAATGATCCAAGGATGCGTAAGTTCTCAGAGCGCAACTCTACAACTACACGCGGAATTGGGTTTGGTGCAGGTTCTAAGTAAATTTTTTTAGGAGTCCTTAAATGGCTTACCCAATCGTTTCAGCCCCTTACGGGTTTAAAGCGGTCAGTGAGTTCGGTGGTCTACCCTATGCTGGTTCTACCCGCATGTATCCCATCGCCACTGGCTACTCTACCAACTTGTTCAATGGTGACATTGTTCAGTTGTCTGGTGGTACTATCGTTGCCACTACTATGTCTGCTGCCTCTTCTCCTGCTACTCCAGTAGCCGGTACATTGGGCATCTTCGTTGGCGCAGAGTACACAAACTCTTCAAGCCAAATCGTTCGCGGTCAATACTGGCCCGCCAGCACATCATCTAACTACGCAGTTGGATATGTGATTGACGATCCCCGTACCGTGTTCAAAGCTGCTGTTGTTGCGCAAGGTACTTCCTTGTCTAACACTGCTTCTACAATCGGCTATGTGAACGCCACTTTCATTGGTACTAACATGTATGCCATCACTGGTACTGCTGGTAGCACCATTACGGGTGACTCCGCAATGGCCGTGTCTGGTGCAGTTGTTTCTTCTGGTACTTCTGGTAACACACGTATTGCAACACTGTTGCCTTGGCGCGTTGTTGGTATTGTGCCTGACACAGCCGTTACTGTTACAGCTACTGCTTCTACTTCTGGTTCAAGCACAACTGTTACATTGACTGCTGCTAACTCAGCCATCCAACCCGGTATGCAATTGATCGCTCCCGGAGGCACAGGCTCTGCACAAGGTAACTACATCTCTGTTGTTACAGTGTCTGGAACTACCGTGACTGTAAACAGCGCCGTTACTTTGGCCGCTGGTTCTGCAGTTTCTTTCGTTGGTTATCCCGAAGTATTGGTCACATGGAATGCTACATTCCAAGGCATGACTAACACTGCTGGTGTATAAGGAGTAATTTAAAATGGCTATTTCACGCGCACAACTATTAAAAGAACTCCTTCCCGGATTGAACGCATTGTTCGGTTTGGAGTACGCCCGCTACGGCGAAGAGCATAAAGAAATCTACGAGACAGAGAAATCTGAGCGTAGCTTCGAAGAAGAGACCAAACTTTCTGGTTTCTCCGCTGCTCCAGTCAAGCCCGAGGGCACAGCATTGTCATATGACAATGCACAGGAAGCTTTCACAGCTCGTTATAACCACGAGACCATTGCTCTTGGATTCTCAATCACTGAAGAGGCGATTGAGGATAACTTGTACGACAGCTTGTCTGCTCGTTACACCAAGGGTCTTGCTCGCGCTATGGCTTATACCAAGCAAGTTAAGGCTGCAGCAGTTTTGAACAACGGCTTCAACGCTACCATCGTTGGTGGTGACGGACAACCTTTGTTCTCTACAGCTCACCCCTTGATCTCTGGTGGCACCAACGCCAACACTCCTTCTACTCCTGCTGACTTGAACGAGACTTCTCTTGAGAATGCCGTTATTCAAATCGCTGCATGGACAGATGAGCGTGGCCTCTTGATTGCCGCACGTCCCAAGAAACTTATTGTTCCCCCAGCATTGATGTTCGTTGCTACTCGCCTCTTAGAGACAGAGTTGCGCGTTGGTACAAACAACAACGACATTAACGCATTGAAGAACAATGGTTCCATCCCCGAGGGTTACACTGTCAACCACTTCTTGACAGCTCCCAACGCATGGTTCTTGACTACTGACGTGCCAAACGGTATGAAGCACTTTGAGCGTGTACCCCTCCAAAATTCCATGGATGGTGATTTTGATACAGGGAACGTTCGTTACAAATCACGTGAGCGTTATAGCTTTGGCTATTCCGACCCACTCGGTATGTACGCATCATACTAATTAAACCTTTTGGTTTAATATCTAGGGGGCTTCGGCCCCCTTTTTTATGCTTGTTTTGTCACAATGTTTCAGTAAGATGGGGTTGCAGCACCCCTGACTGCATAAATTTTTGGAGCACAAAATGTTTACTTTTAGTATTGAATCAGATGTGACAGGATCAGCGATCAGCTTTAAATCAAGCAACTTGGAAGTCATTACTAGACTCATGACACTCGTGGGCAATGTAGCAGATGCCGAGTTGGATGATGCCGAAGAAGTTGAAGAAATTGGCGGTATTGAAGTTGACGAACTTGAGTTTGACGACGAGGGTTTTGCTTGGTGGTACGATGCCGACTACGATGAGTGGTACTGGTATAACGAAGAGGAAGACCTCTGGGAAGAAGCCGAGTACGAAGAAGATGCAGAAGACGAAGAGTCTGAAGCTGAGTGATTTAGGGGGCTACGGCCCCCATTTTTTTACGTCTTTTTTTCTGTAATGCGTTTTGTAATTCGTAGTGCAGTATTCGGTGGCAGTTGGAACAAAGCACAATACATTTTTTAACTTCTTCAAAAGCCTTTTTGTAAGACCCCATACGTGCCCATTCGTGTACGCCTTTGATTTTGGTCTTGGGGTCTACGTGATGAAAGTCAATAACGGCGGGGTGTTTGAACCCGCATTGAACGCAAGATAACGTATTTTTAAATTCTTTCCACGCTTTTTTCTTGTCTTGATTTGACTTAACTAAGCGTTTGTCCCCAGCGGCTTTATTTTTTTCATAGTGCTTTTTGGAGTACTCTTTGTGCTTGGCCTTGCGAACTTCGGGGTCTTTATACGGCATGGGTAATCTTCTTTCTCCAGTACAAAGTGCCCTTTGCACCCCAAGGTTCAGTTGGGTTGAACATCTTAAAGCCAGAACCAATTAAATTATTTGCGGATGCGGGGTTATCGTATGTATCAGATATAACCCAATTCATTCCCAGCGCCCGTGCCTTTTGTAACCGTACCCGAATAAGTTTTTTTTGCAGTCCATGCCCACGATGGGCGTTAAGAACTCCAGCACGACACAAGTACATGCAATCAAGCCAACGAGTAGAAGGAACCATCCCACAG